CGTTTTACCGGATGCGCCTGCTCGATGGGCGTTATGTGTATATGGAGTGGCACAGCTACTGCGGCCCCACGTTTTACCGCGACCGTAATTGCAGGCGAGTTATTGAGGATTGGTATCTCGATTCTCTGATGTGTCGCGTGGTGGAATGGTTTCAGCAGAGGGGGAACAAGGCTTGAATTGCAAAGGCATAGTAAAAGAGGTCGAAGACGAATTGGGTGATTCGGTAGAAACGCGGTCAATCCCAGTAAAAGTGGCCTCAGAAGTCATTGCTGGCGTGCTACGCCAAGCGTTGTCAACCTACGAATTCAGGGACGGCGAAGGCCATCTCAGATGTGGATTAGTCCAAAAGAAAATCGAACAAGAGATGCTTAGAATAGCCGATGGCCGAGATTCCACGATGTTGTGGAGCAGTCGGCTAGAATCTGATTACCAGCGCAAGCTGCGATTAATTGAATCGCGCTTCCGAGACTGGCCTGAACCGGCCCGCACCGAAGTCAGTCACATCCTGGCGAATGGCACACTCAAAAAATAAGCTCCCGCCACCCTCAGAACAATCCCTTTATGCCATACGCCGGGAACGCGCCGCTCGCAGTCTCGCGTATTTCGCCAAAATGGCTTGGCATGTGCTGGAGCCATCCAGCGTACTCAAGTGGGGATGGGCACTCGACGCCATTTGCGAACACCTGGAGGCGGTCACTCGCGGGGAAATTCGCCGCTTGGTCATCAACGTGCCGCCCGGCACCATGAAGTCCATGCTCACCTCCGTGCTGTGGCCTGCCTGGGAGTGGGGGCCGAAGGAGATGGCGGCAAAACGGTTCCTTAGCACAGCGCACAAACAGGATTTAGCGGTGCGCGACAGCACAAACTGCCGCCGGTTGATAACGTCTGAGTGGTATCAATCGCTGTGGCAGGTCATTCTGACCGGAGACCAGAACGCCAAGACTAAATTTGGTAATACGAAGACGGGAATCAGGGAGTGTTCAGCGTTCAACTCACTGACCGGGCTGCGCGCCGACCGGGTGATTCTGGACGACCCGCACAGCGTAGATGACGCGAACAGCCCGATTAAGATTGCCGCCGACGTGAGGACGTTCAAGGAGGCGGTGCCAACCCGCGTAAACAACGAGCAATCTGCCATCGTCATTATCATGCAACGGTTGGCGGTGGGCGATGTGTCTGACATCGCCTTATCGTTGGGGTATGAGCATCTGCTTATCCCAATGCGGTTCGAGAAACACCGCTCCAAGTACGTCGTCGGAAAAGGCGACCCGCGCAGTGTTGTTGGCGAGTTGATGTTCCAGGAACGGTTCAGCGAGAAAGAGGTCGTTGAACTGGAAACCTCGATGGGGTCACAGACGGCGGCGGGCCAGTTGCAACAGCGCCCAGTGGCGCGCGAGGGTAATCTGTTCAAGGAGGCGTGGCTGAAGTATTACCGCCATTCCAACTCGATTGGAGCCTGGCTGCAAATCGTGCAGTCATGGGATACCGCCAACAGCAGAAAACTCAAGAATGCGCCCAGCGTGTGTACCACCTGGGTAAAGACCTATAACGGCAATTATCTACTTGACGTGTACCGCGAACACGTCGAGTTCCCGGATTTGCTCAAGGCGATGGCGGCGCTGGCGTTCAAGTACAAGCCGCACGCCATCCTGGTGGAGAACAAGGCCAGCGGCCAGCAAGCGTTGCAGACCTTCGCGGCGATGACCCCGGAGCAATGGAAACTGCTGTGCGAGCAACTGGGGTTGGCGCATGTGCCGCAGATGAACTTGATTCCGGTTCAGCCGCACGGCGACAAGTATTCTCGCGCGGTGGGCGCGACTGGCCCATTCGAGTCGGGCCGGACGTTCTTGCCGGAAGAAGCGCCGTGGCTGGCGGCGTATAAAGAGGAATTGCTGAGCTTTCCTTCGTCAGCTTACGCCGACCAGGTGGACTCCACTTCGCAGGTGATGGACTACCTTAACCGGCATGTTATTGGTTATACTGTATCCACAAGATAATCTATGGACTACGCCATGAACGAACCGTATAAACCCGATTTACGCCGCGACCTGATTAACTTGTTAAATGCGCACGGTTATGATAACAGGCTTAATGTTCCAGACTATGTGCTGGCGGATTACCTGCTGGCATGTCTCAGCGCCATCAAACCTGTGTCCGCGTACCGCGATAACAGGGATACAACCGAGTTTATGAAATGATTAGTCAAGCCATATCCACCAAGTCGCCAGAGCGCATAGCCGCCGAACAGCTTGTAGCCGATGCGCGCGCTGTTGAGAATGGCACTCGCGCCATGCGCGATGCCGCCCTAGCCTCTATCAGCGACGGCGGCAATATCCTGCCACGCGAGGCCGGCGAGAGCGAGCAACAGTTTCGCTCCAGGGTAAAGACCTCCAGTCTTGACTATAACCCCTACTCCGACGAACTTGCACGCGCGGCAGGTGGAATCATGGAACACGGAATTCAGTTGGGCGCGTTTGAGCCTTCTGGAATTTCCGCCGATGGAAAAACGCTGTTTACTGATGTTGATGATGTGCCTTCCTGCATCAAGGAGGTTTGGGAAGATGTAGACCGCCAAGGCACCCACGGCGAGGTGTTTTTCACCAAGATATTGCAGGACGCCATGCGCGGCGTAGGTATATTCATGGTGGATTTCTGGTCTGCGCGCGATGAACGCAGATTGGTAGAGTCAGAAGGACGCGCGTGGACAGCGGAGGACGACTCAAGGTTTAATGTCCGCCCGTATTTGGTGCGGATTCCACTGGAGAACGTCATCTACGCCAAGCAAGGTGTGACATTCCGCTACTGGGATAATAAAGAGGTCTATGACCCGGATGCCTTCGAGATAAAAATCATCAGGCGTATCCGCGTTATCGAGCCTGGACGCTATCGACTTGCGGTGGAAAACAACGGCGTTTGGGAGTGGGAAGAGGACAGCGACGCCGAAGGAACTCCGTTCGTCCCAGTCATCCCAGTGGTGGTGTTGACCTTCAGCCCTCTGGGTGGGGAGTGGGCGCTAGGCGCTCCGTATTATCAGCAACTCGCCGATGCCACCCTGTCGCTATTTGGCATCTACTCAGCGCGATACCGCGCTGTTATCAAAGCGGTGCTGGCCCTGTATTTCGGCAAAAGACTCGGTATGAAGAAGACCGTTTTGCCGGATGGAAATATCGAATACTCACCACCAAGCGCCAACGATTTCCAGCATCTTGCGCTGGTGGCGAGTGATGATCCAGATGCGGATTTGCGCATTGTGGAATCATCCGGCGCTGCGGTCGCCGCAATAGAAAAAGTGCTTGAATCTTGTCGCGCAGACGCAGACCGTCACCGCACCTCGAAATTGGCCGAGACCAGGGTGGCAGACGCCTCGGCGACCCGCGCGCTGATTGATGACAGCGACGCGAAAGCGCCACTGACCCAGGTGCGCCGTCAGCTTGAAGACGCCATCGAGAACGCCTTCCGGCTCATCCGAGATTGGGCTGTGCTGGCAAACTGGAACGCCGACCAATTCGCCAATCGGCAAGACGGCGGCAGCGTGTTTATTGGCAAGGCACCGTCCAAAAAAACAGAACCGCAGCCGACCGCGCCCAAATCTGCGCAGGAGGACACTGAATAATGTTTGCAGACCTGGCCGTCGTGCTGCTGATAGCGATTGGCTCGCTTGGGTTATTAGCTGTGCTGGCAGTGTGTTTATGCCTTGCCAGCTACTCTCCGACTGAAAATTGTGACGACTTGAAGGATTAAGGTTAGCTGATGATTTCACTTATCGCTGCGGTATCAGATAACAACTGCCTCGGCAAAGACGGCAAACTGCCGTGGCATATCCCAGCCGACCTGGAGCATTTCAAGCGTACCACGATGGGCAAGACCATCGTGATGGGGCGCAAGACGTTTGAATCCATCGGCAGGCCGCTGCCAGGTCGCAGCAACGTGGTGTTGAGCAAGCGCAAAGACCTTTTCAAGACGCCAGGAATCCGCGTAGTAAACTCGGTAGATGAGGTACTGGCGCTGGACGCGCCGGACAAGGAAATAATGATTATAGGAGGAGGCACACTGTACCGGCAGTTCGAGCCTTATGCCAGCAGGTGCTATCTGACGCAGATTCACCTTGATGTCGATGGCGATACCTACTGGAAAGAACTCCCAAAGCACTGGAAGTTGACGCACTTGAAGCCAAGTCAACAGAACAACACCAAATTCTCATTTCTCACCCTGGAGCGCGATACACCATGATAGGACTCAGTGGATCGCACCGCACCGGCAAGACCACCCTGGCCGAGTCGCTGGCTAAACGGCTTGAACTACCCTTCGTGCCGTCGGTCAGCGGCAGCGTATTCAAACGCATGGGGTTGTCGCCATCAGTAAAAATGTCGCCGCCGACCCGCTTGCGGGTGCAGTGGGCGATACTGGAAGAATCTAAGTTGGCCTTGTCTGCGCACCGTTCTGGCTTTGTCACCGACCGCACTCCACTGGATTTCATGGCTTACCTGTTATGCAGCCAGTGCGCCGGAGCAGCGCCGCAGGAGATTGACACGGAGATGATGCGCTACGTCCGCGAGTGTTACGACGCGCTGGAGCAATTCAAGCATTTGGTGGTGGTGCAGCCCGGCCTACCGATTGTTGACGCTCCGAACAAAGCCGCGCCTAACCCGGCGCTCATGGAATCTCTTAACGCGCTGGTGATTGGACTCGGAATGGACGCTAGAACCAGCAAGCGTTTGGTGGTGATGCCGCGCGAGTGCGTCGAGCTTCAGACGCGGATTGGTTTTTGCGAATGTCAGGTTGACCCGTGGCGCGCGCCGTTGCCGGGTTCGCTGGTGAGGAAGCTATGAAGCTGCACTTAGGCGATTCAGACATTATATGTGCATAATCTTTGCTATTTATCTGTGGTGTCTGCACGGCGGACGACTCGTTATAGTATTTCAGCCTAGACCTCATGCGATTGTATTTGCTATATCAGGCGTATGGCACGGAACTAATAAATCAGGAAAATGGAGAGTTGAGCGGATGGATATAGAAAGCGTTTTGCGATGGCTTTACATTTCGCAAAATACTAATAGTAATAAGTGACAACCAATGAACCAGCTTAAAATTGGACAAGCCACACTGCACCTCGGCGATTGCCTGGAGGTGCTGAGAACGCTGGAGGATAACAGCGTGGACGCCGATGCCGACATTGTGGAGACGGGCGAGATTCTAGGGATGCTGGAAAGCTTTACCTCGCATGACAGAAAAAATGAATGCACGATTTACCCCATCATCGGCAAATACGGAGTCAAGGGATATTTCTCGAAGACTCAAATAAAAGCGATTATTCCGTGCTTATGCCGCTATGTGCGCGTGTTCGGCACCATCTATTACAAATCGAGCGAATTCCTGCCGTATAAAATCGAGATAGTGGACATCAGCGCCATGCCGGAAGCAAGCGAACTGCCAAATTTCCATGATTTGTTCGGTGTGTCCCCGCACTTGCCCGGCGAACTGCCTTCGGACGAATTCATCAGGGAAGTTCGCAATGAGTGGAATTAAAACAGTCTTCGGCCCAGAAGGTAGGCATCAAAAATGAATAATTTGGCAATAGCGACAGGACTGTTGGAGCGTACCGAGTCAGTGCGCGTCTCGATTATGACGGACGACATGAGCCAGGATGAGAAAGTGGCTGCGACTGGAGAGTTTTTTCTTCTCTTGACCCATGCGATTAAGGAACATGGCTGCCGGGTGGAACTTGAGGGAGAAGTCGCGGTTGTGTCTAACCCCTTGACGCGCCGGATTGATGGCGCACAGGAAAAAATACGCGAGCCTGGTCGGCAGCCAGTGTTGTGTTGAGTCAGTAGGATTAAACACCTGAAAATACGAAAGCCAGATTAACGATTCCAGTCGTTAATCTGGCTTTTCGTGGTTATGCTTCGGCACCGTTACAGCAGTGACGATTATCCTGGTGGTCGTGGTTATCGCTTGTCTGGTGTGGCTCGTTAGCCAGTTAGGTTAGGCTGACGAGATGACGGCGTACTAGGATGGACGTAGTATACTGCTATACATAATTCCAGTCAAGCAGATATTGCAACAATAGCCAAGGCAACAAAAAATGCCACCGCAACCAGAATCAATACTACTTTCCACGTCTCAATCTCTACGTGGATAATCGGGTCAAAATCAATGTTAAGTCCCTCTTTCCAGCCTAGCCATGAGAGAGTGTAGGTACGGTGCTTGGTTCTCAACTTCATTGCTGTGCTCCACTTGTAATGAAAATTCAGGCGCGAAGCTCGCTCAGAGCTTGAAAAACGGACAGGATAGCGCAGAAGTCGTTGCTGCCAAAGCCGTCCATCTAAGACGTATCGGCGAGGCAGATAATCTTCAACTTTTAGCATAATGAGGCGCATACTCCGAATATAAATCTGGAGGCAACTCTCCTTTTAGGCGCGAGACCAGCGTAGACGGGCCTAATCCATCATCGCCTACGTGCGCGTCCCAATGTGAGGCTATCTCGTCTCCTGCCCGCCTGCACATGCTGTCCAACTCGATGATGCGCTCCGCCGATTCGTTCAGCGCAGCCGATACAACGCCGTCGTCAGCAGCCAATTCAGCCTGTCTTGCCAGCAGTCGAAGCATCTCGACCAGGGTTTTGTTGCTGCTTTTTGCCGTTACCATGATGTTCCTTGCGCTGGCCGTACCACCGGCCAGCGCCTCCAAGTGTTAAAACGGAATGTCGTCGCCAAACTGAGACGACGAATCCGCCGGTGTAGGCGCGGACGCTTCACCTGACGCTGCCGCCGCGTGGTCAGGGCTTCCGGCCTTCTTCAGACCAGCGCTATTTGACTCGCCGCCGCGCCCTCCCAACATCTGCATCTCATTGGCGACAATCTCCGTGGTGTAGCGGTCTTGACCTGAGTTGTCTTGCCACTTGCGGGTCTGCAACCGGCCTTCGATGTACACCAGCGCGCCTTTGCGCTGGTATTCGCCAGCAATCTCGGCCAGACGGTTGAAGAACACGACCCGGTGCCATTCGGTTTTCTCTTGTTTCTCGCCGCTGGCCTTGTCGTTCCACGATTCGGTGGTGGCGAGGCTGATATTGGCAATCGCCGCTCCGCCCGACGTGTAGCGTACCTCCGGGTCGGCCCCCAGGTGGCCCACCAGAATAACTTTATTGACTCCGCGCGCCATAGGCTACTCCTCGCGCGAAATAGGGCTGGCAGGCAAGATGCCGGACAAGCCAAACGGGCCGTCAACCAACTCGTCCACATGCGCTTGTAGCGCCGCGCGCTCCGCCTCCGGGTCGCGGTGGTTGGCCCCATCAGCACTGAACACCTCGCCGTGGCGCACTGCCAACTTCGCCAGATTAGCCGCCATCACCTGCGGCAAGGTCAGACCGGATTTGTGCATGAGCAGGGTGAGGAAGAAGAATGCGTCGCCGATTTCCTCCAGCCAATTCACCGCGTCAGGGCCAATCTCGCCCGTCGCTACCCGGCGGATTTGCAGCAACATCTCGCCGGCCTCGTCCAGCAGCCCCATCGCGCCGTGCAGCAGGTCGGGGTCAATCTTGCCGTAATCCAGCACGTCGTTGGTATCGCGGTGCGAATGCAGCCACGCTTTATTGCCTGGGCTGATGGTTCTGCCGTAGTAGACGTATTTTCGCACCGCCTCGGCCCGGCCATTCGCGGCTAGAATATCGCGCATCAGGCCGAGCATTTCCGGCGCTGAAACCGACTCAGTGTTGAACAACGGGCTGGTTTTTTTCAGTACGGCGGCGGTGTAGTCTTTGTGGTTCATGTTTAATCCCATTTAAGTTGTGCGCCAACCTGGTATTCGGTGACGCGGGTTTCAAAAAAGTTGCCGTTATTGACAAGCTCAAACTCCGCCATCCACGGCAGCGGGTGGTCGGTCTGCGACGACAGCATTGGAACCCCAATGCCGATGGCCGCGATATTACCCATGAACTGCGCGTAAGCGACCTGTTCACGCAGGGTAAGCCCCTGCACTCCGCCGTCAGGCAGCGTCGCTTTAGCGTACTCAATCTCCAGCGCCACGGCTTCGGCGATGATGTCGCGGGCCGACTCCCGCATACCGGCGTCGAACAGCCCAGGGTTCTCCTGGATGAGTTGTCGAATCATCCATAGCCCATTGGCCGCGTGCAGGGTCTCGTCACGCAATATATAGCGGTACTGCCGCGCCGTGTTCGGCAGCTTGCCAAACCGTGACAGCGCGAACACTTGGGAGAATCCCAGTGGGAAAAACATGTGTTCAAACAGGTAATAGGCGATGAGGTTTTCCAACAGAGCGCGTTTGTACTCAACCTCGCCGTAAGCGTCCGCCATCTCGTCCATGTTGCGGGTGAACTGGATGCTCCAGTCCAGTTTTTTGATGAGCGCAGGGGTGTCCTGATACAACTCGAATACCTGGGCCTGTCCCGTAGTGTCGAGGCCGAACGACTCCAGAATGTAGCGGTACGACCGCAGGTGGTTTTCTTCCTCGGCGGACTGCCGACGCAGGTATTGCGCGACCTCGTATGACGACGCAGCGCCCATCAGCGCCGCATTGATGTTGTCTGGTACGATGCTGTCCGAGCAGGTCAGGTAGGATACGCCTAACTCGAACATGTAGCGTTCGGCCTGGGTCAGCGACGTGTCCGAGTTCCACTGGGTTTTGTCGTCACCCATGCCGATTTCGCTGGGAGACCAGGTGTTCGCGTAAGAGGCTTTGTAGAAGCCGTCAACTTCCGGGAACACCACGACAGCGGTGCGGCGGTCGTAGCCTTCACCGCAGAACGCTCTGACTTTGGAGGGGTCGAATTTTGCGCCCACGCCGATTTGGCGCAGATGTGATGGTAGTTTTTGCATGGTGGACTCCTAAATCCGCATGGGCATGATGACGTATTTTGCCGTGCCGGATGTCCCGGTCAGCAGGACGCTGCTGGATTCATCGGCGATATAGGCCCGCACCTGAGTCTCGCCAGCGCCGTCCAGGGACGCCAATACGTCGAGGATGTAAACGTAGTTCATCCAAACTTCTACCTCATCGCCGTCGTAGGCCACGTCGAGTGATTCTTCCGCCTCCTCTTGTTCCGGGTTGTGCGCCTTGATGGTCAGCAGGTCAGACGCCAGTTGCAGCGACGCCCCTTTGTATTTCTCGCTGGATAGAATCGCCGCCCGTTTAAGCGCGGAACTCAGCGCGGCTATGTCCACCTGCATGACTGCCGCGTTAAAACCAGACGGGATGACCCCGTGGTAGTCTGGGAAGTTACCTTCAATCAGCTTAGACGACAGCCGCAGCCCATCAGCGCTGAACTCAATCACGCCGTCGCCGACGCGGATACGAATATCGTCTGCTTTATCGAACATCGACAGCAGCGCTTCTACGCCAACTTTTGGCACGATGACCTGACATGGTTCGGAGCCGTGGGCGACGGAAGCTCCGGCAATGGTGTTATACGACAGCCGGTGGCCGTCGGTCGCTACAACCGTCAGCGCGTGGTCTTTGCCAAGCTCAAGTAACAGTCCATTTAGGTAATAGCGAACATCATTGTTCGCCATGCTGACCTTGACCGAGTTCACCAGCGCGAACAAATCCGTGCGCGGCAGGGTCAAGTCAAAGCGGGCCGCGTCAAGGTCGCGGCGTGACGGGTAATCGTCAGGCGACAGAGTAGCCAGGCTGAATCGTGAACGCCCGCTACGCACCAACAGCTTACCGTCTTTTAGGTCAAGACGGATGTCGCCCGACAACGCTTTCACCATATCCAGCAGTTTGTCGGCGCTGACGCAGAACGCGCCCGCCTCTTCAACTTCACCGATGGTGGTGGTGCGAACCCCTTCCATCTCGCTGTCCGACTTGGTAACGGACAGCGTTCCGTCCGCGTCAACGCTGATTAACAGGGTACTCAGGATAGGCAGCGGGGTTTTCTTGTGGCCTATTTTGCAGACTTGGGCAATCGCGCCCAGTAAATCCGATTGGGTTAAGGTAAGTCTCATTGGCAAGCCTCGCAGCCAGTCTCAAGGCTGCATACAAGTGGGGGTTCCGCCGCAGCCGAGGATGCGGCACTGGCGGTGTGTTGAGCGACTGCGCTGGCAGCCTGGCTGTGTAGGTAATACGTGGTCTTTAGGCCACGTTTCCAGGCCAGCATGTACATGTCGCTGAGTTTTTTACCTGATGGTTCTTTCATGTACAGGTTGAGCGACTGCGCTTGGTCTATCCATTTCTGCCGCCTCGAAGCGGCTTCGATAAGCCACTCCGGCTCAATCTCAAACGCGGTTTTGAACCGCGCCTTGAGTTCAGCCGGAATCCGGTCTATGCCCTGCACGCTGCCGCCGCTGGAGCGCAAGTCAGACCGCATTTTCGCGTCCCACAGTCCGGCGCGTTTGAGGTCGGCCACCAGGTAAGTGTTGGTGACGGTGAAATCCCCCGACAGATTGGATTTGACGAACAGGTTTTGGTAGGTCGGCTCGATGGACTGGGTGACTCCAGCAATAAGGCTGATGGTCGCCGTGGGCGCGATTGCCATGCAGTTGGAGTTGCGCATTCCCCGTGTCGAGACCAACTCTCTCAGTTCGCCCCAGTACATCGCTTTCTGACGGTTTACGTCGCTAACCGCGCTAACCGTGTCTATTGGTAACTTACCCTGCTGCCACAACGAACCCTGGAAGCTCTCGTAGTGCCCGCGCTCTTCGGCTAATTCAGTGGAGGCGAGTATGGCGCAAAAGCTGATGAACTCCATCGAAGTATCGGCGAATTCAACCGCCGCGTCGGAAGCGTAAGCCAGGCCCAATTTGTACAGGGCGTCTTGGAACCCCATCAGGCCCAGCCCCACCGGGCGGTGGCGTAAATTGGATTTGCGCGCTTGCGGCACCGGGTAATAATTAATGTCGATGACGTTATCCAACATGCGCATGGCGGTACGCACCGTGCGCCCCAGTTTGTCGCTGTCAATCCCGTTCTCATCGACGTGGGCGGCGAGGTTGATACTGAGCAGGTTGCACACCGCAACCTCATCATCGCTGGTGTTCAAGGTCACTTCGGTACAGAGATTGGAACTATGCACAACGCCGACGTGCTGCTGAGGTGAACGCAGATTACAGGGGTCTTTGAAGGTGAGCCAGGGGTGGCCGGTCTCGAACAACATGGTGAGCATCTTGCGCCACAGCGTCACCGCCAAAACCTTCTTGTGCGGAATCAGCCCTTGCTCTGCCAGAGCCTCGTAACGGGTATAAGCTTCCACGAAGCTTTCGCCATACAATTCGTGAAGGTCGGGGGCGTCACTTGGGGAGAACAGCGTCCAGTTCAAACCCTCTTGCACCCGGCGCATAAACAGGTCGCTCACCCAACACGCTGTATTCATGTCGTGGGTGCGGCGGCGCTCGTCGCCGGTGTTCTTGCGCAACTCCAGGAACTCCTCGATGTCGAGGTGCCAGTTTTCGAGGTAAGCGGCGGCGGCACCTTTGCGCAAACCGCCCTGATTGACGGCTACCACGGAAGCGTTGGCGACGGCCATAAATGGCACTACGCCCTGCGATTTGCCATTGGTGCCATTGATGTGCGAACCCATCGCCCGCACCCGGCTCCAGTCGTTGCCGAGACCGCCTGCAAACTTGGACAACATGGCGTTATCGTGCAGGGCTTGATAGATTCCGCTGAGGTCGTCCGGCACCGTTGTGAGGTAGCAGGATGACAGTTGCGGGCGCACCGTGCCGGAGTTGAACAGTGTCGGAGTGCTGGGCATCAGATCGAAGGCGCTGATGGCGTGGTAAAACTCGATAGCGCGGTCGTTTTTGTCGTCTTCGTTCAGCGCCAGGCCCATCGCCACCCGCATGAACAACTCTTGCGGCGTCTCGATGATGCCTTGCGAGGGGGTCTTTAGTAGGTAGCGGTCGGCCAGCGTTTGCAGGCCGAGGTAGGTAAATTGGCGGTTGCGCTCAGGTCTCAGTGCGTTGCCAAGTAGATACAAGTCGAAATCATCCAGTCGCGGGTCGAGGCGTCCAATCTCAATTGCAGCATTGACATAATTCACAAAATGAGACGCCGCACTCATTAACTGGCGCGGGTCGAAATCGTAACTAACATAGCATCCGATATTCTCATACGCCTTAAGCTCGACCACCTCATTCAACAGCGTAGCCGCCACATAGCTGTAATTAGGCTCCTCGGCAATCATCGCCGCCGCCGCCTTGATGCAAAGCTGCGGAATGGCGTCGGCGCCCATGCCTTCGTACAACGAGCGCTGCACTGACTGCCACAGCACCTCGGCTGAAACGTCGGCGTATCCGGCGCACGCCGCGTCAAGCGTGGCGCGGAGTCGCTTAATGTCTAGAGGTTCCAGTGAGTCACCTTGCCTGACGTTAATATCCAGCACGTCAAGCCCTGCCTGGTGCCGCTTATCGGACTGAGCTTGGCGGTAGGACTGGTAGGCGTCGGCTGTTTTTCCATAGCCCATAAAAATCAGCGTAGACACCACGGCGTCTTGAATCGTCTCCACGTTGACCGGCCCTGAGTTAAGTTCCGCGTCCAGGCCGGCGATAACTGACTCGGTGATGCCGTAGATTTGCGTAACCTGTCCGGCGTCCAGCGCATTAGTTGCAGCCAGGGCTTTTTTTATCGCCGCCTCTATTTTTGCGCGGTCAAAATCAACCAGCGTGCCGTCTCTCTTGATGACACTTGCGACCATTACCGACCACTCCATGCCGTGCCGAGACTTTGCGTGGTACGCACCATTGAGTTATAGCACATGGTCAGATCTCCCTCATCGATCACGATACCTTCGGCGTCCTCACCAAACTTAACTATAACGCAATGGGTATCGTCTGGTTTCTTTACCACCTCCAGGCTCGTGGCAAGTTCCAAATTAACCATTTTTGGCGCGTTCATCACCTTTACCCAACATCCCATAATCCAATCCCCTTCTCAGTTTATAAAATGCAAAATGCCTTGTAACAGTTTGCATTTTAGTATTCTGTAGAGCTTGACGCAAGCCCTTTTATAACCATTTTGACACTTATGCAGGAGACTTGGTAGCCTATTTTTTGCAAACTGTAGATTTACATGGCATAATCAATGATACTATGGATTACGCCGGCGGACGCCGGAACCTTTAACTTGTTTTGGCGCGGACGCGCCGGGGTGCTGAATGGCAAAGAAGTATAAGTTTGTTGAAGTGAACGGCAAGCGTTGTATCGAGACTTCAGGCGACGGCGACGACGCCAAGCCGTTAATCGTTGACTCTGAATCTCCAGACTCGGAAGAGCCGGTTGACGCCATCGGGCTGTTAGCCAAAGTGCTTCCGCAGCTCCGCGAAGAAGCCAAGCAGCATCGCCTTGAAGCCAAAAAATTCAAAGATATGCTGTCTCCTTTTGTCGTCGGCGAGAAAGACGGCGATATTCAGTTGTTCAACTTGGAAGATGCTAAAGCCGCACTTGAAGTCTCTAAAAAGGTAAAACAAGGCGAGCTAATCCAGGCAGGCGAGCGCGATAAAGTGATTGCCAGCATGGTGGATGAGTTCAAGAGCAAAGAGGCGGCGCTTGTGCGCGGGTACGATGAACAAATCCAGGCAGCGCGTGCTGATGCAGCCACTTGGAGACAACGTCACGACGACAGCAAGCTCGACAGCTTTTTCGCAAAATCTTGCGCGAGCGGTTTTCTTTCTAAGACCAACCTGTCGCCAGACCTGGCAAAACTGAAGTTCGGTGGCGGTTTCAAATTCAAAGACGACACTGGCGATGTTTATGCCGTCAACAACGGCGAACCCGTGTACAGCAAAGAGAAAGCCGGTGATTTAGCCGGTTTTGAAGAAGCTATCCAGACCATGTATGGCAAATGGCCGGAGGCAAGCCGATACCTCAAAGGGAGCGCCGACGCAGGCGGCGGTGCGCGGCAACCCGGCGCTACGGTGCCGCCCAACGCTAGTACGCACGAAAGGTACAAGGCCGCTATTCCCAAGTTGTAGCAGACAAAAAAGCAACACAGCACCCGGCTCGCGCCGGTTCGCGGCAACCGCCCTGGACAGGGTTTGAGCCGTTGTTTGGCCTCGGACGAGGCAAGCGCAAAGCGTGGACACGCAGCGTATCGCGTTGTTTTAACTCTTATTCTTGCCATCCTACGAGGTGATTTATGGCGACTCAAACCCTGGCCGAATTGGCTAAATTAGTTCCGAACACGATTAACAGCCCGGTAGCGGCTGACATCATTGAGACCAACCCGGTATTCGATATTTTGCCGTTCTTCGGCTACGAAGGGCCGGGCATTATCGTCCCCCGCGAGGACACTCTTGGGGACGCTCAAGCGCTCGCCGTGGGCAGCGCGATTACCGCCAACGCGGCCTCGGTGAGCAATGCCGATTCCGTGTTCAAGGCTACCACCCTAATCGGTTCTGTGGAAATGAACGGTCTGGTGCAAGCGCAGGCCCGTTCCGGCGGTCTGGATATGCTGGCGCAGGAAATTTCCAGCAAGGCGAAGTCGGTAGGCCGCTTGTTCAACACCGGCATGGCGACGGGCACCGGCAGCGCGCCGCAGATGAACAGCCTGGCAAGTCTGTGCGACGCCAGCCAGTACACCACTGCCAGCGCAGGCCAAGCACTGAGCTTTGACCTACTGGACGAACTGCTGGACTTGGTGAAGGCTAAAGACGGTGTGGTGGATTGGATGATGATGCACCGAAACACCATGCGGGCCTATCGCGCCCTGCTGCGCGGACTCGGCGGCAATACGATGGAACACGTCGAAATGCCGATGGGGCCGGGCGGCGTGACCCGCAAAGTGCTGGCCTACAACGGCATCCCGATTTTCGTCAACGACTTCCTGAGCCATGCCGAGACCGCCAATGGCGCGGCGCTGACCGGCGGTACGCTGACCTCCGTTTGGGCTGGGGTATTTGACGACGGCAGCAAGAAAATCGGCCTGTCCGGGTTGTATCCGGCGGCGATGCCGGCGGGCATTCAAGTGGAGCGGGTCGGTAAGAAAACCGACTACGACGAGGAAGTTTACCACGTCAAATGGTACACCAATCTCGCCAACTTTAACCGGCGCGGCCTGGCCCGTTTGACTTCCATCAACGTGTAACCCATCAGGGCGCGGCGGTCACTTCGCCGCGCCCGTGGAGTCCAGCATGAATTGTCTACACATTGCTCACCCACGGCCCGTTGTCGCTGCCGGCAGCAGCGTAACTCTGTGGGGTTTCGTGTTCACCGCGCAGGAAAACGGCGACCTGGTGGCCGACATCCAGGAAGTGTTCGTCACCGACATGGAAAAATCCAATCGGGTGAGGCGGATGCACGTCCAAGATTCTCCAGCCTTGCCGAATACCGCCGACAAACCGCTCGCTAACATGACAGTTATGGAACTGCGAGCAGAAGCAAAACGGCGCGGAATCAGCCTGCCTAACGGCGAACCGAAAGAAAAACTCATTACCATTCTGGAGGGCCGCGATGAGCCAGAACAAAGTCGTCTCCCTGAGTGAAGCTCGCTCTAAGCTGGACGCTGATCGGGATGTTGTCATCCATGACGCCATAGACAAGTTCAAGGAAGAGTGCGAGCTTGACGGATACGCTCAGGTGTTATTGATAGGCGTCACCGCATCCGGTGATGCTTTCTACCACCAGGCCGGGAAGCTCAAGTTGAGCGAGGCCGTGTTCGCATTGGAAGCGGTTAAGTTCAGCCTTTTCAGTAGTGACTCTAGTGTGAGCTAATGTTCGATTCTACCCCGCTCTCCCCCACCGCCACCAGCCTGGCGTATCTGTCAGACTACGCCGATTATCAAGCGCGGCGTGGCGGCGCGGTATTGCCGCAGGCGAGCCTTGATGGCAACGGCGATTACGTGGCGACACTGGCCGGAGAGACGCGCGTTCTGGCAAGTTATCGTTCGGTGATGACTGGCGGAGAAGAGGGGACATGGCATTCGCAGGCGCATGACGGCACCTGGACTGCTGCCGATAGTCGTGGAGAAGCCCTGCTGGCAGGGATTGATGAGGCCAAGAAGCTGTTCCTGAACTGGGCCAGCCAACTCATAGACGCGCTGCCTGAGTTGTGCGGCTCGCGTACCTTAAACAGAACCTACACCTACAACGGCCCGCTAAACGCGGTCGCGCAGAATCAGTTCACCGTGCCCGCATCGGCCTCCGCTGCCGCCTGGCTCGACCTGACGGAATACCCGGAGGTGCAAATCGGCAACTTCGGATTTGCTTCCGGCTTGTATACAGTGGTCTCGGTGGATGACAGCGCCGACCCACACATCATCACCGTGCAGGAATCGGTGCCAGCAGACGGATTCAGCGCCGAGGCCAGCTTGAGCTACCGTTATGAGAGCGGACTGAGTTTGCCGCGCGGCGATAGCGCGATGCGGGTGCCGCGCAATATTCGCCACGCCACTTGCGCCCTGGCTCGCGCACTGATGCAAGAGCCTACCATGTTCGCCAGCCGCCACGACGCGACTGGAGTGGTTAAATCAGTTGAAGTATTCAAGGCGGTTAAAGTCGGTTTTGCAGCGTCCGATGATACGCTTGCCAAGCAGCAGCGGCCCTATCTCAGCGATGAGGTGCTGAGTCTGCTGGAGCCGTCGCTGTGTTCGCCGATACGAGGTTTTTGCGCAACCAAAGCCGGGACTACGAGCGGCTTCTCGGTGATTAAGCTACAGCGCGATTACCTGGTGTGAGCGGATGAACAGTGAAACTTTCTGTAAAACTACCAATCGCCATGATGGGCATGTCAGCCGTCACAGGGGTAATGCTGGCATTAATAATCATGGCGTTGACAATAGTAAACACATATCTGAGGCTCAAGGAAGATTCTGAAAGGTACGCGGCCTTTGCGAAAAACTATATAGACAGCAAAGGACTATGCGCAATAGACGCCGCCCGCGAACAGTTGGTTGTAAAAAACCCATTCTCGGTATTCGGCGTGCAGATAGCTATTTTCGACCTTGACCGCGCGAGCGTGTTGGCTACGTCAAGCACAGATTTCATGGCATGGCGCGCGCCGTTTGGATCTGACGACTGGATGGATGTGGCAGAGGTCTCTAGAGGAGGGCATGTAACAAGCTACATTACCCTGCACAACGACAAGGGAATGGTGGTCGCTTACGTTGGCATCTCGCTGAGCGCCAAAGGCTATATTAAAGATTTATACGCCGACATGGCAAGTATCTTCGCTGTGCTGTGCGGCTGCTTGGCCGCGTCATGGCTTATCGGAATCTACCTCTCGAACGGGCTAACAAGACCCATCGGGCATTTATTAAAAGCAGTTGCTTCGATGGAATCAGGGGATTTCAGCCCTATCCAGATAAGCTACAACTCAGAAATAGGGCAATTAGGACACAAGTTCAATCAGTTGCAACATACGCTCTGCGCGACAATGCGCGACTTGCGCGAAAAGAATAAAGAAATGCAGTCAGCCATTGATAGCCTTTCACGCGAACAGCGCGAGAATGAACGGCTCACCGCCGCTCTGGCACAGGTGGTAAAGGGAAATAACACCGTGATGGAGGCTACCAGGCGGAGGGTTGTTAATGGCAGCGCAATCTGACACGGGAAGTCATTTAGACCTTGTCAATCAGGTTCTTGCTGAATCGCTCAGGCTTCAGCAAGAAGCGATTGAGGCGGCAAAAGCTGAAGAGCGCGCTTCAATCCAAAAGATAGAGGAATTGGTTCGGCTTCAAGAATTAAAAGAGCAAGCCAATGCGCTTGAGGAAAAGCGCATTTTGCAGGAAGCCAATACGCAGCGAGAATACGAGAGATTCATCGAGGCTGAGCATAATACCCACGAGACAATCAATAGATTGGTCGTTAGCGTGGAGAAAATGCTTTCAAATACAAGCGCGCTGATAGGTTTATTTGACGCTGGCGGGGGCATGTCTGGGGATATAAGAAAGCAGGGCGGCGAGATTCACGCGCTGCTGTCAATCGTCAGCCTGGTGAGCAACAATGTCCTTTTGATATTGGAAATATTGAGGGTGCAACTGGCCCACATGGACGGGATTATGCACGGGTTCAATATAAAAATGTCACAAAGGGACGAGCAACTCAGGGAAAGACTGCTACAGGCAATAAACGGTGCAGTTGTAGCAAGAACTGACATCAACTTTAGCAACATAGGCGCTGTTGACGCGGCAGCAGGCACAGTAAACATAGTTGATGGCGCGCAGAGGTGACAATGCAGTACGCAATCGTTAGGCACAACCCGCCGACATTCCTGGTCGATTCTGTAGTGACCGACGCGCCCGCCGTGCCTGAATCTGATTCGCATTGTTTCTATGTGGAGTTGGGCGCGCAGCAACTCTGCGAGGCCGGGATGCTGTTCGACAGCGCTACCCGGACATTTTCCTGGGGGCGGTCATCCCGCAAATTGTCGCACCTGGAATTCATGACCAGAATCGGCTACCCGGAAATCGTGGAGTTGCAAGCGGCAATGTCCGCTGACGTTGAAGTGAGAACGGCGTGGGCATTTGCAGAGAACTCTGACTACATCGACCTTGACCACCCGCTGACGGTGACGATGCTGGGGATGTTCGCGCTGAAGGGGCTGCTGACGATGGAGCAGGTTGAAACGCTGTTGGGTGGCGGGGGTCTCTGAT